TATTCTTTACATACAGAATAACAACTTAGCATAAGGAGTTTAAATGTACGCTATTAAAAACAAAGAGTTAACAGCTAGCGGACAAGTAACTACAAAAGTTGCTGCGGGCACTAATACACTTAGTGCTCCAGCTAGAGTGCTGCAACTTAGTATTAGATGTGGAAGCACTTTAGGAAGAGTGGACCTTAGAGACGACGGCCCTAGTGGCACTGTCAGATATACAGTTCCTACTCCTGCAATTGGTGCTGGTGAGGATGAAGTAATGACAATAAGTTTTCCTGATTTCGGTATTAGATTTCAAACGGACTTATATGTTTTCTTTAACCAAGCTACACATGTTGAAGTACTTTATGCTTAGTCATGGCTAAGAAAAGGGACAAGCAACCGCCCAAAACAAAAAAATATTTTCGCTCCACAAAATCTGGAGCGGGAATGACAAAAGCTGGGGTAGCAAAATATCGTCGTGATAATCCTGGTTCAAAGTTAAAAACAGCAGTCACTGGTAAAGTTAAACCAGGTTCAAAAGCTGCAAAGCGACGCAAATCTTTCTGTGCAAGAAGCGCAGGACAAATGAAAAAATTTCCTAAAGCTGCTGCAGATCCTAATTCGAGGTTAAGGCAAGCAAGGAAAAGATGGAAATGTTAAATGGCTGAAAAAGTAGGACCGATTTTTAATAGAATTTTAATTAAAAAATTAGATCAAGCATTAGAAAATGGATCTATAAATAAAAAAGATTATAATGATTTGAAAAAAAAATATTTTGGAAAGCCAAAATTAATTCAAATGGATTTATTTGATCCAGACAAAAAGAAACAAGGAGGGCTTATGGAAGCCACAAAAAGATTAAAGGCTAAAGGACTTAAAAAAGGTGGTTTTCCTGATTTAAGTGGTGATGGAAAAGTTACAATGAAAGATATATTAATGGGCCGTGGAGTAGTTAAAAAGCCAAAGAAAAAAGCCATGGGTGGATCTATGACTCTTCAAGGCGGAAAACTAAAAGGTGTAAAAGTTGCAGGTAGAGCTGCAAAAAGAGGATATGGTATAGCGAAAAAGTGATTAGAATATTATTAATAATATTAATCTTATCTGTATCAATTAAGGCTTTTGCAGAAACAAATACTGTAAGCAGCACTGTTGTAACTAACAATACACCACCTACTGCAAATTCACCAAGTGTTGTTGTAAACAATTCTGATGTTTGTAAGACAGCGGTAGCGGGGGCAGTACAGACTCAGATCCTAGGAATTTCGTCGGGAATTACGGTGACTGATGAAAACTGTGAAAGAATAAAATTAGCAAGATCTTTGTATGCTTCAGGGATGAAAGTAGCATCTGTGTCAATATTATGTCAAGATCCACGTGTTTGGGACAGCATGACTATGGCAGGCACCCCATGTCCATACATGGGTTCTATTGGTCAAGATGCAGAAACTGGTTGGAAAGATAATATGGATATGATTCCAGAGGGCAGTGTAATTTATGCAAAATGGAATGATGAGATTAATCAAATTAAAGTTAAGCAAGGAGTTGAAAGCGATGGGTCAAAACTGGCGAAATTTATTATTGCTGCTATGGTTATGCACTCTGGCATCGTGGCCTTCTTCCCTTAGAGCTGAGTGTCCAGTTACTGCTACAGGAGTTTGCACACCTGGAGTAGAAGAAACAATTGTAATAACAGAAACAGAATCAATAGAATATGAAGCTGATGGTCATACTGTAACCACAGAAACTACTACTACAACAACCACAGTAACAACTACAAATGAAGACTCAGGAGATATTCTTGATGGTAACAATAATTTTGTATCTTCTAGTAAAGAGGGAGATATGGATATTGATTGGGGTGGTCAAGGTCCTGCTAGTATGCCTTCAGGTAATTCTTGTTATGAATTAGGCTCAGATAAATGTGCACAAATTACTGGATCAGGTAATTCTACATCAACACAAGGTGTTTCAGGTATGGGCACAACATTTATTCAAACTGTAGATATATCTTCACTTGATGTAAAAAATGGAGGTAGAACAAACTACTCTATAAAAGTTGATAAAAGAGATGCACAAGATCGTATCTACATGCACATTACAGGAAAAAACGGCAATACAAGTGTTTTTTCAGGAACAGATATTCTATCAGAATCTGGTGTTACAAGTGGATATCAAGAATATACAGGAGGGTTTGATTTTGCAGGAACTATAACAAGATTAACAATTGAGGTAGGTGGACGTGATATCAACCTTGCAATTGGACCGCTTTTTGATGATGTGCGTATAAACGTATTATACAATGTAGTATCCACAATAGTTACACAGTCAATTACATCTGTAGAAATGTGGGTCGCTTATGGAGGTAGCACTGAAACAGAAGTCATAGATATTGTGGAGAATATATTTGATCATAATGACATTGTTGTACCTGACTCACCTGGTGATGATATGTTTTTTGAGCCTGAGTTTGATGAACCAGACATGGAAATATCTTACGAAACTGTAGAGATGGAAATGGAAATGCCTAATTTTGAGATGAATTTTGAAATGGAGCTTCCTGAAATGGATATAGAAATGCCTGAGGTTGAGGTGGTTGCTGTCGAAGTTGAGATGGAAATGGAGATGGATTTAGAATTAGAAATTCCAGCACCAGAGCCAGAAATGACAGAAGAGATTGAAGTTGCCCCAGAACCAGATACAATGGAACCAGAACCAGAAATGGAGGAGCCAGTAAATGAGCCAGAACCAGAACCAGAGTCTCAACCCGAAGCTGAAGCTGAGCCAGAACCCGTGGATGAGTCTACTGAAGAAGATACTGCGGAAGCTGAAACTGATGCGCAAGAGGAGTCTGAATCGGAAGAAAGCGTTCAAGAGACTGAGGCAGATGAGGAGCAACCAGAGGATATGGAAGAACCAGAAGATAAGGGTGAAGCCAAAGAGAAACCTGTAAAAAAACCAGAATCTAAAAAAGAAAAAGCTGCAAAGAAAATTGTAAAGAAGATGGGTGATAAAGGTAGATATGACTCAACAAATCAGTTAAAAACATTAATCGTGATGCAAGTGTTAGGAGATACAAAATCTTTCTTTGAATCACAAAAACAACTGGAGGATCGATTAGATTTCTTTACTGACTATATGATACCAGATGCACAAATACAGAATAATAATATAGCGCAATGGTATTTATTTGGTGGCAGTGATGGCATGATGAATGATATGATAGAGTTACAATGGCAGAAGTAGAATTTGCGGGATTAAAGTTTAAAGGCGGGAAGATTTTTGTTATCATCACAGCTTTAACCACATTAGGTGGTGGGCTGTGGGGTGGCTTTGAATTTTACAAAGATTATCTAACGATGAAAGAGCAGATACGAGAATACGTAGCACCAGATTTATCTGGCTTTGACAAAGAAATAGCTCTTACAAAAGAGGAGATGAAAAGCAAAACTGATCTTATACAAACAGAAGTAGAGATGATTATGCAAGAGATGGAGATGATCATGTCAGAAATAAGACTAGTGTCTGATGTAGCAAATGAACTAAAAAATGATCTACGACAGGATGTGAGACGTGTTGAAAAAATAGTAAATGATGTTGAACAATTAGTTAAAGAAGATTCGAGAGAAACCAACCAGGAGTTAAGAGATACCACGAAGGACATTCAGGATGACATGGCACGATTAACGGATAAGTTGGAATCAGCCATGACTGAGCTAGAAGAAAAAGTAGAGAAGAGAATAAAACTCGCATTAGAAAACCCTTTATCACAAATGTAGGATGGCTAAAACACCCTCCAATGAATACTTTACACCAGTAAAAAAAAGGACTAGTATAGGGCGTTCTCCACGCAGTAGGCCAAAGAACAAAAACAAAAGACGTCAATATGTTAAATACAGGGGGCAAGGATGACCAAATTATGTCCAAGAGGTAAAGCCGCAGCAAAGCGTAAATTTAAGGTTTATCCTAGTGCTTATGCTAATGCATACGCATCAAAAATTTGTGCAGGAAAGATTAAAGATCCGAGTGGAACTAAAAGAAAAGATTTTAAAGGACCAAAACCAAAAGCTATGGGCGGTGTTATTAGTTTTAACGATATTTCACAAAAAAGAAAAAAAGTATCTGCCATGAACAAGGGTGGTATTGCAAGAGCTTGTGGTGCCGTTATGGAAGGCAAAAGAAAAAAAACGCAGTTTAGCTAATGTCTGGTCATAAAGGTTTAGCTAAATGGTTTAAACAGGATTGGGTTGACATCGGCTCCAAGAAAAAAGGTGGCGGTTTTAAAAAATGTGGTCGGTCAAAACAAAAGGCTGATGCAAAAAGAAAATATCCAAAATGTGTACCAGCAGCAAAAGCTGCAAGCATGACAGAGGGTCAAAGAAGATCAGCCGTAAAAAGAAAAAGATCAAAAGCTCAAGGTGTTGGTGGTAAACCAACTAACGTAAAAACTTTTGCTAAAGCACAAGGTGGTTTAATGAGAAGATCAGGAGCAGCTGTTAGAGGGTTTGAATTTAAAGGTGTCTTCTAAAAAAGATCCAAAAAAAGGTACAGGGAAGAAACCAAAAGGTAGTGGAAGACGTCTCTATACTGACGAAAATCCACGTGATACTGTGGGCATTAAGTTTGCTACTTCTACTGACGCCAGAAAAACTGTTGCAAAAGTTAAAAAAATTAATAAACCGTTTGCTAGAAAAATTCAAATCTTAACTGTTGGTGAACAAAGAGCTAAAGTTATGGGTAAGTCTCAAGTAGCAAGTATATTTAAGAAAGGTAAAGATGCCATTAGAAGAGGACGTAAAACAAGACGTACGTAAGTGGTCTGAACTTTTTTTAGAAGTTCCAAATCAACATTTAGGTGGATATCCTGCCTGTCCATTTGCTAAAAAAACATGGGCTGATAACAAAGTTATTGTAGAAGTGAAACGAAAAAACAAGTGGTATAAATCAGAATTAAATGGTCACATACAACAATTAGATTTTTCTGTGCATGAACTCTTGATATTTTGTGACCCTTATTTTAATTACTCACTTGAGGAGTTTCAAAACGTTATAGATGAATACAATACTTGGTATAATAAAAAGGATATATTTTTTATGGGTTTTCATCCCCACAACCCAGCCAATGAGGAGGAACAAGAGTTTCTCGTCACTCCAAATGGGGACACCCCTATTATAGAGGACAGCATAGACTACTCTATGATGTTAGCACAAAAGTTCTCGCAATTACAGGAAGCTTCTGATAAACTACACAAGGCTGGTTATTACGATAAGTGGCCAAAAGGATACTATCAAGACGTTGTGGTATCCAGAGCTAAAACCTATAAACGAATATTCGGAGGTCAATATGATGGGTAAAAAGAAACAAGCCATGATGAAACGTGGCGGTAAAGTAAAGAAGGGCAAAAAGAAAGCTGTCAAAAAACGTGGCGGTGGAATGCTAGAAATGGCTGGTGGTGGAATGATGTCACCTCGTAAGAAAATGGCTATGGGCATGAAAGGCGGCGGCATGATGAAGGGCAAAAAGAAAGCTGTCAAAAAACGTGGCGGCGGCATGTTAAAGAAAAAAAAGTAGATGCCAACATACGCATCGACAGCTAGCTTTGATTTGACAATTGATCAAATCTGTCAAGAAGCTTTTGAACGTTGTGGTTTGCAAATTCGTTCTGGTAATGATTTGCAAACTGCAAAACGTTCTCTTAATCTTATGCTGGCCGAATGGGCAAACAGAGGTTTAAATCTTTGGACAATACAGCTACAAGAAAAACCAATTACATCTGGTACAACAAATTTGACTGGTTTAGATTTGTTTGGATCTGGTCAAGAAGCAGCGCAACAGATAATTGATATTACAGATGTCGTTATATCAGATAGTAGTAACAATGATTATTCTGCTACACCAATTAGCAGATCTACGTATTTAAACTATACAGTTAAAACGACCAGCGGAAGACCAACTCAATATTATTTTGAACGTACGATAAACCCAAGACTATATCTATATCCTGCAGCTGATACAACTTACACTCTAAAGTATTATGCTCTTCTTCGTATGAAGGATGCGGGCGATTACACAAATAACGCTGAGATTCCGTTTCGTTTTCTTCCATGTATGACTGCTGGATTAGCTTATTACATATCAATGAAAAAAGCGCCAGAGAGAATGCAAGCTTTAAAACTTTTATATGAAGACGAGTTTAAAAGAGCTGCTGATGAAGATGGAGAAAGAACAAGTGTGTTTCTAACACCTCAAAATTATTATCCTACAGGTGGTGGCTATTAATGGCAAAATACGCTACAGGAAAATTTGCTCAAAGAATATCCGATAGATCTGGTATGGCTTTTCCCTATAATGAAATGGTTAAAGAATGGAATGGATCTACAGTTCATACAAGTGAATTTGAAGCTAAGCATCCACAACTAGATCCAAAATATCATCCTACTGATCCACAGTCATTACAAAATGCAAAATCACAAATAGAAGATGCAACTGTTCCGTTGCAATTTGTCATTACACAAGGTAATATTTTTCTATCAACAGGTATGCAACCAGTAACAGAAAACAAAGATACTGTTGCAGCTATGAGCGTTGGTAATGTAAGCGTGGTAATATCATGACAACATACTCAGAATTAGTAACTCAAATCAGAGATTATACTGAAACTGATAGCACAGTATTGACTGACATAATAGTCAACGATTTTATTGAACACGGTGAAAAAAGAATATTTAGAGACGTTGATTTAGATATATTTAGATCTTATCAATATGCAACTTTAACACAAGGTGTGCCATTTGTATCATTACCTGGTGCAAATTTAGGACAGTTGGCTTTTATAAGGTCAGCTCAAATATATGACTCTGCAAATCCAGTAAGATACTATCTTTATCAAAAAGACATTACTTACATGAATGAATATTGGCCAAATCGTAACACTGAGGCACAACCAAAATACTATGCAATGTGGGACCAGGATACAATATATCTTGCGCCTACACCAAATTCTGCATATAATATAGAATTAGCTTTGAACAAGCAAGAAGACGGGTTGTCAAGCTCAAACACTACAACGTGGGTGAGCACAAACGCACCAAAAGTCTTACTTTATGCCTGTCTTGTAGAGGCATTTAGGTTTCTTAAAGGTCCCGACAACATGCTTCAATATTATGAGCAAGGCTATCAACAAGCATTACAAGGCTTGCAAATTGAACAACAAGGCAGAAGAAGACGTGATGAACACTATGATGGTGTAATTCGTTTTCCTCTAGACTCAAAACAACCATAAAGGAGATATAAAATGGCAATATCATCAGCAATATGCAATACATTTAAAGGGGAACTTTTAGAAGGTAAGCATAACTTTTCGTCTGGTAGTGGTCATACATTCAAGATAGCTTTGTTCACTTCATCAGCTTCCTTGGGTGCATCAACTACTGATTATAGTACATCAAATGAAATAACTAATACTTCAGGATCTGCGTACACAGCAGGTGGAAAAGCATTAACAAACAACGGTGTTACAAGCTCATCTGGAGCTTCTGTAGCTTTTGTTGACTTTGCAGATGCTCAATTTACATCAGCAAGTTTCACAGCTAATGGAGCTATGATTTATAACACTACTACAGCAGGTGGATCAGGAACAACTGACGCTGTTTGTATATTAGCGTTTGGTGGTGACTTTACTGCAAGTAACG